TTTGATTTTGTTAATATTCCAAATTTAGGAATTTTTGGTGATGGTGGTAAACCTCCTGTTGGTAAACCATCTATTGTTGGAGATAAAGGGCCAGAACTCTTTGTTCCTCGTTCTTCAGGTACAATTATTCCTAATAATCAACTTGGAGGTAGTACAACTAATATTGTAAATGTATCTGTTGATGCGTCTGGATCATCTGTGTCAGGTAGTAACCAAGATGCACAGGCATTAGGTAATGTTATAAGTGCTGCCATTCGTGCAGAACTTATTAAAGAAAAACGTGCAGGGGGTTTATTAAGTAGGTAATGGCAACTTTCCCATCAATCCGGCCAACATATTCTGGCTTCAGAAAAAAAAGCTCACCAAAGGTAAGGACAACAGCTTTGGGTGATGGCTACCAGTTTAGAGCTTTATTTGGCTTGCCTTTAACACAAGACCCTAAAGTATATGATCTTACTTTTGTAGTGTCTGAGGAGCAATCAGACATCATAGAAGCTTTTTTAAGAAGTAGGGTAAACGATCAAGCAAGTTTTGACTTCACACCACCAGCCGAAGGGTTTACAAAAACAGGAACATATTCTCAAAGTGGGACGACTGTCACCATAACAATTTCAAATCATGGCCTTGCTCTTGGTGATGTTGTAACAATTGACTATACATCTGGCTCTGCTGTTGATGGTTCTTTTGCAGTAGTTACAACGGCTGATGATAATACTTTCACTGTGACGGCTGCGGCAAGTGCAACAAACTCAGGAAATGTTTCTGTAACTTTATCTGGTGCTGGTAAATTTATATGTAAAACTTGGTCAAAACAAATCCCATATAATAATAGAGCTATTATTACAACAACATTTGAGGAGGTATTTGAACCATAATGGCAATACCTACCGCAGAACTTCAATCTTTATCTAATAAATCAATAATTGAGTTGTATTCAATAACTCTTGTTTCTGCTTTGCATGGTTCAACAAATGTAAGTCGCTTTCATTCTGGTGTAGGTATGAATAGTAACGCTTCAATAATTTGGCAGGGCAACACATACGACAAGTTTCCAATCATTGCTGAAGGGTTTGAATATACAGGCAAAGGAACACTGCCAAGACCTACTCTTACAGTCTCAAATATTCTTGGAACTATTACGGCATTGATGGCAACAGCAAATGCTACAACACCATTTAATGACTTGCAGGGAGCAAAATTTATAAGACATAGAACAATGGCACAATTTTTGGACGCTGCAAATTTCCCATCAAATCAAAATCCTTTTGGAACTCCATCAAGCACAACAGAATTACCACAGGAGATATATTTTATTGATAGAAAAGTTGTAGAAAATAGAGAAATAGTACAATTTGAGCTTGCAAGTGTTCTTGATTTAAATAATATTCGTTGTCCTAAATTACAAGTGACAAGAAAAGATTTCCCCTCTGTTGGTACTTTTGTAAACGCATGAACTGGAAAAAGCAGGCTGCTATACACGCTGATAAACAAGCTCCTAAGGAGTCTTGTGGTTTGTTGGCTATTATCAAAGGCAAAGAAACTTATTGGCCTTGTGAGAATCTTTCAGAGTCACCAGATGAGTTTTTTGTTATAGATCCAGATAATTGGGCTGATTGTGAAGATCAAGGAGAACTTATTGGAATAATTCATTCTCATGCTTATGGTTCTGCCTTACCATCTGAAGCGGATAAAGCATCTTGTGAGCATCTTGGTTTACCTTTTTATATCTATAGTGTTGAGCAAAAAAACTGGATAGATTTTGAGCCATCAGGTTATACATCTGGTTTATATGGTCGCACATGGATTTGGGGCAAGCATGACTGTTGGAGTTTAATTACTGATTATTTTTTAAATAAAAAACAAATAAATTTAAAATTTTGGGAAAGACCTAAAAGTATAAAAACTTTCTGTGAAAATCCATATTTTGAAAAAGTTTTAACTGGTTCTGGATTTAAAGAAGTTTCCAAAGATAATATTATTAATGATGATGTTTTGCTTATGCAAGGTCCAGATAAAAAACTTAATCATGTTGCTTTATATATTGGCGATCAAACAATATTGCATCACAACATAAGACAGTTGAGTTGTAGAGAATTATATGATTTAAGATATATAGAGGCCACAAAAAAGGTTTATAGATATGAAGCTTAAAAAAATAAAAGTTTATGGCAGATTAAGAAAGTTTTTGGGACAGTCTTATTTTGAAGCGGCTGTTAATAGTCCAAAACAAGCGTTTCATTTTTTGATTGCAAACTTTCCAGAGGTTGAAAATCACATGATGAATCAGTTATATAAAATAAAAATGGGCGGCATGGAGATTACAGAGGATTTATTAAGTTTACAAAGCGATGAAGATATACAGATAATTCCTATTGCTATTGGTGCTAAAGGTGTTGTGATTGGTGGATTATTAACGGCTGGTGGTTCTGCCGTTGCTGCAACAGCTTTTGGAGCAACATTAGTTGGCGGCATAGCTGCAACTGCATTAACAACGATTGGAACAAATATGTTAATTAACGAAGCAACACAACTTCTAATGCCACAACCTGATATTCCTACTGGTGTTATGGCTGATAGCTTTTCACAAAATGATCCTACATTTCAATCTTTTGGTTTTGGGTCGATTCAAAACGTATCTAGGGCTGGTGTTCCAATTCCAATAATATATGGAGAAGTTTTTACAGGGTCAGTTGTAATTAGTTCTGGTGTTGATACTGTACAAGCGGAGGGAACAACCTAATGCCACAAGCTACTGGATTTGGAAATGTAAGCGATTTTAAAGACCTTTTTGGTATTCCTAATCCTGATTTACCAAATGACGCATTGCAATCAAAGCAATTTCAAACTTTGATTGAATTATTAGGATCAGGAGAGATAGAAGGCTTTCCAAGTGCTACAGGTAGCAAAGGCTCAACGGAATACAACACTTCGGCATTAAAAGACGTTTTTCTTAACGGAACTCAGGTATTACAACAAGCGGCTGGTACAAGTCCAAATGATGAAGATTTTAATTTTCGTAATATTACTTTTGAACCTAGATTTGGCACTTCAGATCAAACAGCAATTGCTGGTATATCAGAAACAGAATCAGAAACAAGTGTAGGTGTAACAGTAACACAATCAACACCAGTTTCAAGGCAGATAACAGATACAAATATTGATGCTGTAAGAGTAACTATTGGTTTTCCTACACTGCAAAAGTTTGAAGATAATGGCGATATAAATGGTGCTGAAGTTGCTCTTACAATTCAAACAATAGAAAATGATGGCACAACAACAACTGTTATAACTGACACTGTAAAAGGAAGAACAGCAAGCACATATTTTAGGGATTATAAAATTAACTTACCATCTGGTACTAGTTTTCCTGTCACTATTAGAGTAAATAGAACCACAGCAGACAGTACAGAAACTACACTGCAAGATAGTTTTCAATGGTCATCTTTTACAGAAATAATTAACGAATCAAGAGCTTATGCAAATTTTGCTCATGTAGCTTTACGTTTTGACGCTGAAACCTTCCCAAATCAGCCAAGACGTATGTACAGAATCAGAGGAACAAAGATAAAAATACCTCATAATGGAACTGTTAGGGCTGATGGATCTATTAGCTATAGCGGTACATTTAATGGCACTTTTAAAACAGATAAAGAATTTTCAAGTGATCCAGCATGGATTTTATATGACTTGCTTACAACGTCAAAAGGTTTTGGAGATCATATTGCAGAATCCTCATTAGATGTTTTTAGCTTTTTCTCTGCTAGTCAATATGCAAGCGAACAAGTAGATGATGGGGCTGGTGGTACTGAAGCTAGATTTTCTTGTAATGTTGTTTTAAATTCTCAAAGGGCTGCATACGATACCATAAATAATCTTGCTGCTGTAATGAGGGCAATGCCTTTTTATTCAGCAGGGGCGGTAAATATAAGCTGTGATAAACCCACAGATGCAAGTTATATCTACAATTTAAGCAATGTTTCTGAGGCTGGTTTTTCTTATTCAAGTGCTAGTAAAGATACAAAATACACTGTTGTTAATGTTTCCTATTTTGATAATGAGACTCAAGAAGTAGATTATGAGACTGTGGAAGATACAGCATTACAGGCAAAATATGGCATAGTAACAAAAAATTTAAATGGCTTTGCCTGTACATCAAGAGGCCAAGCCGCAAG